AGCTCCTGTCGGTAGGTTCAATTTAGTAGTATGAAAATCTCTGTTATTTTTTACGTATTTTACGTATATTTTTATTGACATTACGTAAAATACGTGTTATTATATACTTGTAAGGAGGAAACAATACAAATGAGATTTCGAGAAATTGAAAAAATAGTCCTCAATGACGGATGGGAGTTAGTAGATGTGAGAGGTTCACATCATCAATACAAACACCCAACCAAAACGGGAAAAGTTACAATCCCAAATCATCGAGGCGACATTCCTCAAAGGGTTGTCAACTCCATACTCAAACAGGCGGGTCTCAAATGAGACCTGCCACCCATTAAAGAAAGGAGCGTTATCATGAATTATATTTATCCTGCTGTTTTTTATCCGGAGGGCGACGGGAAATATTCAGTTATTTTCCCCGACCTCAATGATTTAGCAACTTACGGAGATAACCTTGCGGACGCTTTCGCAATGGCTCAAGAGGCTTGCGGTCAGTATTTATTCACATCCTTGCGTGATGGTGATGTTCTTCCCGCTCCGACCCCTCTTGATGCAGTTGAAAAGGACGAGGATGCAGCACTTGTCAATTTGATTTGTGTCAACCTCGACGAATACGCCCGTGCGTACAATGACAAAGCGGTCAAGAAAACTTTGAGTATTCCTGCATGGCTCAATACTGCATGTGAAAATTACGGTATCAACTATTCAAAAGTTTTGCAGGATGCGTTGATTGCCAAAATTCAAGCACGTTCATAAATCCATTATAGCACAAGGACGACACCCGTTTCCGGATGCCGTCCTCTTTTTTGTCTGTATGCTCTTATAACTGCTCGAATTGTACATGCTCCGATTCTCCGGAGAGGTAAAGGTCGCCGATTGTTCTGACCATCTTCTTTCCGTCCACAACATGAATCTCTTTCACATAATATGACTGTCCTCTGATAGCACGACCGCAGATGTTCTCATTGCCCCACGCTGCGGAACGTCTGATATTGAGTGAGCCGTCGCAAATGACCGTCACTTTCATTTTTCCCTGCGGGATGATGACTTTGTCCTCCGGCTCGTCCTCTGCCTCCTGTGGCTCTGTATTTGCCCCATTCTCGCCCGTTTCCGGTTCAGACGGAGGATTTGTCGTCTCTGCATCGTTTGAGACTGTCCCCCCGTCCTCTGCGTCCTCCTGCTGCCCTGCTGCATCCTCGTCACTCTCAAATGTTGTCATTTTCTCAACGGTTTCTGCATCGACTGTTCCGACCTTGTTTCCGTCTGCATCGTATGTGTTGACGCTGCCGTCCGGATTTGTCTGCAATGCTCCCTCCGGAACATTGTCCGTGAGTGAGCCGATGAGGTTTCCGTTTTCATCCCACACAACAAAACTCTCGTCCTTTGCTGCTGCTTTCATTGCTCCCTCAATGGTCTTGTACTCTTTGCAGTCCTCTTTCTTGAACTCTGTTCCTTTGCCTAAATAGTATAACATGATTTTCCCTCCTATTTGCTCAAATACTTGCTTGACGCATATCCGACGATGTTCTTATAAACCACATACAACCATTTCACACCGTTGCAATCGTTATAATATCCATAGCACTGGACTTTCTCACCGTTTTTCATCACCGCAAGGATTGACTTTCCTGTTCCTGCTCCCGCACGGAGATTCAATCCGGATGCAGTCACCTTGTAAGTTCCTGCAAGGCTCTTGTTGAACCCGTGTGCAACGTCGACCTTTGCATTGCTCTTGACTGTTGTTGTGTTGGATGCACCTGTTCCGGATGACTTTGCTCCGTCCGTGAGGTTCACTGCAACGTGAGCATTGTCATTGAGGGTGATGTCTCCCTCAAGCAAATACGCATCCGATGTCAGATATTTGCTATCTGTCAACACCTCGAATCCTGCTGCCTTGAGACCCGCTCTCATGTTTCCGGTATAGAGATAAATGCTCACATTCTTCATTTTCTCATTTCCCAGTCTGTAACCTGCACCCTTTACGATTGCAGCGACACCGGATGAGCAATCTGCCTCACACGCAATCGTGATTTGTGCAGGGTCGTAATTCGATGCCTTGAGATGCTCCCAAAATGTGTATCTCTCTGACTGGTCATATCCGATTTTATTGTTGACTGCTGCTGCCTTTGCCATGCTCGCAATCATTTTTCTGACCTTTGCATCCGGATGACGGAGGACGCATTTCCACGGTCTGTTATACCAATTTATAACCCTCCACTCTGTACCTGTCTGGTCTCCTGCCTTTCCTCCGCTGTATCTGTTATTTTCATCATGTCCGCAATTTGAAATCATTTGTTTTCCTCCTTGTCAAATTCTTCTGTGTTTCTGTCCGTCATGTCTCCCATAAGTTCCGGACAATGTTCCTCAAGTTCTGTGTACACAATCAACCCGCAAATCAGTAACGGAATACCGACCCATAAAATCGCACATCCCAATGAAAGAATGAACCATACTACCACCGACATTCTTTCCGCAAATTTGTCATCCGGATAATAATATTCGTCATAGTAAAGCTCCTGTTCCTTTTTGCTTGCCCTGTCGACCCAAATGTAAAACGCTGTCATCGCTAAAAATACGACGACCGCACCCACAACGTACACAATCCCGATTGTCCTTGCGTTCTGCACGAAAAAGTCTACGATTTTACTCATTGACCTCACCTGCCTCACCGCTCACAAGCGTCTGCATCGCTTTGTTGCTCTCAAGCATCTTTTTCATTCTCTCAAGTGCCTCGTCGACCATCATCGAAAAAGCCTCAAAAGAAATCACTCTCGCAAGCCACGCAAACCTTGCGACAAACATGTCATATACATAACGCAGCTTGATTTGACCTGTACCGCCTCCCAGTTCTTTTTCTGCCTTTGTGACTGCATAGAGCAGCCATTCTCTCACTTTGTTCAACTGCTTGTCTGACGGCATTTTCGCGAAAACATATACTGCATATCCTCCCGCTGCACATACCGCAATCAGACCCACAATCACAAACCAATTCTCGACGATGTATTTCATCCTTGTACCTCCTCGTCATCCTGTTCCGGTTCGTCATTGTGTTGTATTTCTCCGTTTGACTTTGTTCCCTTGACCGTTTTCACGGACTTAATGAGTGCCATTGCACCGCCCTCAACTGAAAGAAATCTGAATACATTCTCAATCAGTGTCGACGGCTCTGAACCCATCCGTAAAAACACAAATATCATCACGACTGTAAAGATAAATGCTGCAAGAATCAAAGTGAATACAACACGTTTCATGAACAGACCGGACACCTTTTTGTCATGTCTCTCTTTTCGCTCTCTTATCCGATACATTCTTTTCAGATGCCGGATTCTGATGCGACGTTCCTGTTCTGTCATTCTCATGTATTGCCTCTTTTCTGTGAGGTTGATTCTTGCCCGTTTCCTGCCCTCCTGTTATCGGTCGGAATGCTGTTCTCCGTCCAGTCTCTTGTGATAACTCTTGAGTGACTGTTCCACAATGACAACACGCTCTCTCAATGTTTTCATCTCCTCACGGTTCTCTCTCGATTCCCGTTTGATGTCTTTGAGGTCGTCTGCGATGTTCTCAAGTTTCACCATCACCATCGTGTCGGTTGTTGCTCTCTGTTCCGCATCTTCCTGTGTGTCCTTTTTCTCATTTCTCTGCTTTGAGCAGATACCGAAAAAAATCGCAAACGCAACAGATACTCCGGAGAGCAACAGGGAAATCTCAATCGTCAACGGCGTTCTCCTTTCCGAACTCTGTCGCCTCGATGTCATCGGTGTCGCAGTATCTCCTCATGTGGTATTCAAGAACATCCATCTCCCTGTCTGTCTCCTCTACCTCCTGCCGGAGTTCTGCCTTGACCGTCTCCTCGATTTTCGACTGTTCAATGATTGTTTGCTGCTTTTTCACGATTGCGGATAGGTTCTCCGTCACATCGCACAATCGTGATATTATTTCAAGTGGACTCATTCTGTATCACCGCCGGAGAATTTTTCTCCTGTGATATATTCATATTCATCCGCTGAAATACTGCCCTTTGCGACACGCTCGGAAATCTGTTCCTTTGTGAGAGTGCCTTTTTTGTACATTCTTTTGAGACTTTCAACAAGCATTTTCATACTAAATCAACCCCTCCTCGATTAACTGTGCGGTGTATTCGTCGATGACCGCATCTTTCTGAAACTGTGTTACTGATTCGACGATTCCGGATGTATTCTCCTCAACGACGGATTTCATGAGAGCCATGTTCTCATATTCCTCAACCGTCATTTCCTTTTCGTCGTACTGCCATTCGGTCACGGTCTGCATCTTTCCGTCTGCTCCCTCAACCTCTTTCTCCACCTGCTCGATGTTCTTACGCAGATAGACCGTTGACGGAGACGATGTCCTGTCGATTTCCTCCGGACGTTCCGGCTGTGTTCCTGTCACCTTTTTCCAGTCTGTCATGTTGCTCATTCTCCTTTCTGCTATGCTTTGAAACTATCCTCTTGAGTTTCTTGACATTGATTTTCGGTTTGATGTATTCAATGTAATAGTTGTATGTGTCCGTGTGTTTGAACAATCCCATATACGACAACATCACCGATGCGTTATACCATGAGATTTTATCCTGCTTTGAAATATGGTTTGCCTTGCGTCTCGCAGCCTCGATGTTTGATTTCCGGATGGTTGTCCGGTCATGGTGAAATTGAAATCCCATAAAATCAAGCATACGCCCCTTTGTGACCTGCTTTCTGTTCTCGTCAAGCACTGGTTTCCCGTCTTTCATCACCGGATATTCAAATCTAAACACCTGCCAGTCGCCTTTTATCTCAAGGTCAAGGTTGTCGTTCAGATATGTCTCGATTGCCCTGTGCATCTTATGCAGTTTCTTTTTGCTCTTACCCAGTATCACCATGTCATCCATGTATCGCATGTAATGTTCTGCATGGAGTTCCTCCTTGATGTAGTGGTCAAGTGCTTTCAAGTAAAAATTGCCGAACCATTGTGATGTAAAATATCCCAACGGAACGCCTTTTCGCATCTCCTCAATAATTATTTTCAGTTCCTCGAACATCGCTCCGGCGATGCCGATTTCCCTCAAGACCTCCAACGCTCCGGAGATGTCGTCAAATGCTATGCACCCGACAAGCGTTTTTGTCTGTTCTGCATCAATCTCAACACCTGCATCCGTCAAAATCTTTGCAACGAGTGCTATTTTGTCATGTTCAATCAGTATGCAGAGTAATCTATAAAACCGTTTATCCCGAATTACTGCTTTGAGTTTTCTCTTGAGGATTCTCCGGTTTATGGATTCAAAGAAATGGTGTACATCCATCTTGAGAACAAAGAACTTTTTCCCGTCGTATGAATCAAGCCATTTCCGCATGTACTTTTTTCCGTAATGAACACCCCTGTCCGGTATGCTCCCGCAGGAAAATTCATACAATCCATTCATCACAATCGGTTTGAACTGACCTATTGCACAATGATGAATAACCTGCTCATATTTGTAATGCGGTTTCAATATACGGCGTGTTTTCTTGCTGCTGCTCTCGTTGATGATGCTCGGTTTGTGATAGTCCGGAATGAACAACTCCTCTGTCAACATCTTTTTCAAGAGTTCTGTGTGTTCATCGAGATTCTCTAATACCTCCCGCACATCATTCCTGTTCTTTTTCTTTTTGGATGCATTTATAAAACGCTGTTTTATGTAGTCGTCTTGCAACATTGGTTCATATAGGTTGTTGTAACTTCTCATATAGTATTTTCTTATCTCCTATCGGTTTTTGTGCGGATGCTTACTCAACCGACCCTATATCCGGAATGATTTTCGCCTTGTGGCGTGGGATATAGGCTGCATTTGATTAAACGCTCCGATATGAGAAGAAATTGGACGCACCGATGTTCCAGTTCGCATTGCCCGCAGAATTGTTCAAATTCAAGTAATCCGCACCGCAATAATCGCCATTGTTACAGTTACCGCCGACAAGGGCGACCGCAGGGAGCAGGAACACCGCCCGACACCGCACCCTATATCCCTATATTCATTTTTCTAAAAACGACCACACCGCCTAACGGCGGGAATAGCGGAGGCGTTCCCCCTCCGTTCCTCCCCCTGCTGCTTACGCAGCGATAGGCTGTTCTAAGAAAACGGACGCACCGACGTTCCAGTACGCATTGCCCGCAGAATTGCTCAAATCCAAGTAATCCGCACCGCAAAAATCGCCACTGTTACAGCCACCGCCGACAAGGGCGACCGCAGTAATTCCGGCATTCCACCAAAAATAGTCACATGTGTATGTGCTACTGCTGCCACCTATTGAATTGACAATGCGTCCGAATCTGCTTGACTTTGTTCCTTTCTGATAACCGTTGCCGGATGATGTGAATGTGATTCCGACCTTTTCAAAGTCCTTTCCTGTCAGATTGTACGGTGGTGTCATCTTTGCAAGGATTTCACCGCCTACCATCAACAGACCGTTGATTCTATCCCAACGGTTGCCCCACGGTTTTTCCATGTAGAACACTTTGACCTCATGTGTTGTGTCGTTATATCCGAAAAACTGTCCTTTGTCCTTGAGTGTTCCGGTTGCAAGATGCCCGTAATTCTGTGATGCGTCGTTCACATATCCGGATGTCTGACCCTGTCCGAATGCAGTCTGTGAATTGTCTGTCTTTGACATAATCTTGAGCATACAATTCAACAGGTTTCGTTTGCTCCATGAGCCGATATTCCATCCCGCACCGTTTGCCTTTGCTCTTGCAATCTCTGTTGATGCGTTTGTGTTATACATGAGTGCCTGTCCTGCAAGTGAGCGGATGCGTGTTCCATCATACGAACCGCCAAACATCGGGAAATAGAGTTTGTCCGCATGTGAACCGTCCTCTCTGACATATGCGTCATCGTTGTATGATTCATCGTACTGGACGTTTGAAATAATCATGTACTCATAGTTTCCGACTTCAAACTGTGAGAGCCAAATCTTGCCCTTGTCACCGCTGCCATCGAATACACTCATTGCATTTCCTCCGTATGCCGTGTTTGAGACATCGGATGCCGTTTTTCCGTCTGCTTTCTTTGTGTGGTCGTTCGGGTCGAGTTTATAATCTTCTGTACCGTCATATTTGACCATTGCCGGATAATTGTTCTTTACAAAAAAGACGTTTCCCCAGTCTCCAAAATCGAACCGTCCGGCAGAATAATTCATCGCAGCGGGTGTCATTCCCACCGCATCGAAAAGATATGTGCATCGTGTCGCCGGATTGCTGTCATTTTTGTTGATTTTCATTCCGTAACGCTTTACACCCTTTATTCTTACATCTTCCCCGACTGCTGCCAGTATAGCGTTTGTATTCGCATATGTGCGGTCGAGTGTGTCTTTGTCTGCTACTTTTACAATCAAGTCTCCACTTGCCATTTTTTACGCCTCCCTTATCGTCAAAATTCCATCCTCAACCGTGAGGACACATGATTTCTTTGTGACGGTGTCAACCATAGTGTTGAGACCGTTCACAATGCCTTGACACGCTTTTGCTGCTGCACTCGCTGTCGACGCTGCATTGTTTGCCGTTGCTGCTGCACCGTTTGCACTGTTCGTCGCCTCTGTCATGTTCTTGCTGAAATTGTTCACGGTGTTCATATATCCCTGTGTCAATGTCAGTATTTCCTCATAACGGGCATTGTTGACGATAATCGGCAGGTCAAAGAATTTCTTTTTACCATCTCCCTGTCTGATTTGATAATGACCGGATGTGTCAATCTCAACTCCGATTTCTCTTTCCTTGAGAATCAGAGTGTCCTTAACTGCTTTCCAGTCTGCCGTTGTTCCGGTGCATGGTCTGATTGCTGCCATTGTTCAACCTCCTTTGCTCCGTGATTATGGAATATATCACACAATCACTCCTTTGTGTTCGTTTCGCCGTCTGTTTCCAGTATCATGGAATTATACTGCTAATTGTCGGGAGGTCGGCGTTCCTCCGTCAAAATCAACGCCCTCATTCGCATTTCTGACCTGTGGCGTTGCTCCGTCAATGAATACTGGTGTCACCGTTCGCAGATACGGCGTTTCTCCGTCACAATCAAGATACATGCTCGAATATAACGCCTCTGCACGGTTGAAATAGTCCTGCACACTCTCAAGGATTTTCTCTGCTGATGCAAGCAGTGAATTTTGAATCGTGTCATCAATATCCTTTTTGTCCTGCTCGACCTGTTTCTTTGCCTCTGCAACTGCCGTCTGCATCTGTGACACATCCTGTCGAATCTGTGTCGCCGTGTTCAATGTCGCCTCAAGCTGCTCTTGATTCTGCAATGCGTCCTCTGCCCGCTCTGCGACCTCTTTGCAGGCTGTTGTCGCCCTCTTGGATTCATCCGTTGCATCGTTCGTATTCTTGACCGCCTGTGAGGTGTCCTGCTGCCTCTGCTGCTCCTGTTGGATGCGGGTGTTTTCATTCTGCTGTCGATTATTCTCTGCGTTCGCTCTTGCCTGTTCTGCTTTTACTCTCGCATTTTCTGCGGTCACTCTTGCCTGTTCCGCTTTCTTGACCGCCTCATTCGTGCTGTCAATACTCTCAATGTGACCCTTGACACGGTTCTCAAGTTCTGTGAACTCATTCGCTGATAGAATCGCATTGTCGTTCCTCTGTGACGGTTCAATCTCTATTGTGAATGATGCGGATGTGATAACCTGTGAATCGTCACTCGTCCGGATTTCAATGTCGCAATACGCCGTTCCGGAGGCTGCAAGTGCTTGATTTGTCAATTCGACTGTCACATCCGAACCGGAATATGAACATGTGTTATATACATGTTTTCCGTCCGGTTTTGTAATGTTGATGACTGCTCTTGCCCCTGTCGGGATTGTGTACGGTTCGCCGTTGTTGAGCAGCCTTGCGATGATGAATCGTGTTGCCTTGTCTCCCTGCTTTGCTGATACTAAATATCTTTTAGTGTCTCCGGACATCTCAAGATTGATGTTCGTCGTCAATTTTGTCAACGCTGCCATGCTCTCACCTCCTCTCGGTGTTTATTGTTTATTCTTCCGGATTCTCCTGTGTGTCCTGTTCCTGCTCCTCGTCCGGTTCTGTTTTCAGAACTCTCTTTGCTGCTTTCTTTGCCTTTTCAAGTTCCTCATTTTTTTCTGTCATCATTGTATTTGTGGAGTTTATGAGTTCAATCTTTGCCTCGCTCCTTACCTCTGCCAGTACGGAGGACAAAACTCCGTCCATGATGCACGGAGGCAATGCATGTCTTTTCTGTATCGTCTCCATAGCATTGAGGATTTCTCCCTTTGCACATTCAATTCTCACTGCAATCGGTGTATTCATGATTATTCCTCCTTTGCCGTCTGTGTTGCTGTTTGTGCTGCAAGTAGCATGTCAAGTTTCTTGTCGATGCTCTGCAAGAGTTCCGTGTTTGTCTCTTCTGCTGATTCTCTTGTCACAACCTCTGCTGTCTCGTTTGGTCTTGAGTTGTCGGCAGCATCTTCCGGAATTTTGTACTCCGGTTCTGCTGCTCGTTTGACTTCCTCTGTCTGAATATTTTCGTCATTCATCTGCATTTCTTTTCCTCCTGTTTTATCCATTGCTCCATGCTCCGGACACTAATATTCCTCTTTTGAACTCAAGCGTCGCCGTTGACCACTTTGTCAGTTTCCCGTCGCTGCCTACTTCTAAAGGTTGTTTGAATGTTAGCGTTCCACTTATTGAGCCATCCTCAAAACTTACATTCCTTAATGTGAAGAAATGCATGTTGATGTCTGCCCCTGCATGTAGCATGTTCGCCTCGTAATTTCCACACTGCTGTGTGCAGTACGACCATTTCATCGTGTACACATCTGCATTCTGCGATTCTTTATTTGACCATGACATATACGCAGTGTTGTACTCAATATCAAAAACAAGTCCTCTCTGGCTGTCGTTGTCTTTCATCGTGTTCGTTCCGATTTTTCCGACATAATATCCGTCACGATAGAAATGAGTTCCGTTGTAGTCAAATCGTGTTCTTTTTTGGTTATCCGTAATCGTTCCGGTGTACATTGTGATTCCGGTTAAATCAAACTGCATGTACGAACTGCCGTTATTGAATGCAACTCGGACATTGTATGCGTTCTGTGTGATTAGTGTTCCGAAATCATCGCTGTTCACTTTTTTGTTGACCTCGGAGGTTATTTCCTCCGCAGTCACTTGAATCTTTGCATCCGCATACAATGAATACAATCCTAATACCTCAATATCTGTGATATACACGGGTGCGTTCTGTGTGTATGCGTAAATGTAAATATATTTCGTTCCCTCTGATACCGTGATTTCACGTTCAATCGTCGTGAACTCTTTGCTCTTTAGCGTTCCGGAGGATGTCGTTGAATAACTTCCCAACGCCCCCACCTGCACCCTTGCCGTGTTTTCGTACCCTGCTGCTGTTGCTGCCTTATATCTCACACGGTACGTTCCCGCAGGTAACTTTCCCAGTGTTTGCCGTATATAGGAACTGGTCGTTGATGTTTTCAAAATCTTCGCAACCGTTCCCAATCCGGACACATCCATCACGGCATTGTTCGTCTCATTGCTGTTGTACCAATTATCATCAAGTCCGTTTGAAAAGTCTCCATTCACAACATAGTTGTGCATTGAGTTTTCCTCAACATGCTTTACCTCTTGAGAAATCTCCTCTTTCGTGGCTTTTATCAAGGAATCCATCTGCACGGATGTATAATAATTTTTCAGAGTGTAGGCAACACCTGCCTCGACTGCCTCTTTCGATGCCGTGATTTTGGTTTCAATCTCCTCCGTGGTCGAATAGTTCTCAAGGACTTTCTTGGTTGCCCTGTTGGAGATGGAGACCGCCTCCTCTGTGGCTGCTGCCGTCTCCTCTTTCTGAATCTCTGCGAATGTCTTTCTCGCATTGGAAATCTCAACCGTGTTCTTTTCCGGCGATTCCGGATATTCTGTGATTTTGACAATCCTCTGCTTTTCCCTCGTCCTCGTTTTCTTTGACACAAGTGTGACCGTGTCTCCGATTCCGTATGAGAGAATGTCTTTGTATTCCTCTGACGCTTTCGCAAGGTCGACCACCTCTGCGGTGTATGCCTTGTATGGTCTTGACATTTCCTCAATCTTTGCTGTCGCATCCTCAATCAGACTTGTGGTATTGGTATATCTTTCGTCTTTCCAAACATACGCCTTGATTTTGGAACTGTACTGAAAATTGTCGATGTAATCTTTTCCGGTCAACCATTCCGGTGTGATGCCGTCCTTGCCTATCGGATAGATTCTTGTGTAAAAATCGTATGTGTCCGACTTCAATGATATTTTCCGGAGGTTCAACCCCTCCATGAAATAACACCCTTTGTCGCTGCCTATCCGGTCATATATGTCGATTGTCTTTGTCAGTGAATGGATGATGCACTCGCAGCGGTATGTTGTGAGGCACTTTTGCAGGACATCCCATGCGGTGACACTCTCCTGCTCGTCGATGGTTCTTTTCTTTGTGACGGTACATATTCCGACATGCCATCCCGTACCCTCAAATGCAAACTCAAGACATGCCTTGATTGTCTGCTCCTGTGATTCAAAACCATACGGGAACGCTGTTCCCTCCAACTCCTCGACATTGAGAACTGCTGTGTATTTGTTGAATTGTTCTCCCTTTTCAACCGCTTTGATGACATATTCGTCCGTTTTGGTGTGTATATAATATTCTTCTTTTAACAGGTCAACCAACGCTCCCGCTGCCGGATAACTGAACGACAACTCTTTGTCTCCGGAATCCAGTGTCGTGGTGATTTCCCTGTCCTTGAATCCGGACAATGTTCCGATTCTTTTCTTTTTGTCGTTAAAAATCTGCAATGCTCTCACCTCCTAAATCCACATAGGCGTGTATCTGATAGTCACTCTCGCCTTTGTGTTGGAGAATGTGAGTGCTGTTTCTCCGGTCTTTAATACCGGAAACGTCCACATGTTCACCTTGTCGAATGCATTTGCCCCGTCGATTGTCGCAAGTCCTGTCTTTGCATCTATCACAACCGTCTTTCCTGCTGCCAAACTCTCAATGATGATGTCATCCTCTCCCAGTCCGGTGATTGTGTAATTCGTCAAGGCACTCTTTGCATATACCTCCACAACGCACGGAGCGTCTCTTGTACCCACTTTATAGAACGATGCAGAGGTTTTCCCGTCGAATGTGATTGAGAGGTCGTCATCGACGAAAAAGCCGTCAAATTCAAGGTTTACAACGTACCTCTGTTTCACATTCTTTTTTTCATAGTCATTTGATGTGATGAATCCGATATATGTTCCTTTGTAGCCGTCAAGTTCCATCTTGCAAGCCTTTGTGAAATTACTCATGAACTCCGATGCAGCACGGATGATGTTGTTCCTGTCCTTGCCTTTGAAATATATTGACAGTTTCAAATGACCCATCTGAACCTCTGTCTCAAATTCCGTCGGCAGTGCTGCACCCGTCAACCATTCGTATGAATTAGCAAAAGAGGGAGGCTGCACATCGGCGGTCAACTGCTTTGCATCATATTTTCTGATGTCTATTCCGTTTATTTTCATCGCCCTGTTTTACCTCCCTTTTCGTTTATTTGTTACCATTTCCGCATCTACCTTTGACACGGTTCTGCTTGCGATTTCGTCGCCGTCAATGTATGTGTGATTTGTCACATATACAACTTGCGATTTCTGAACTGCATCAAGTTTCTTGTCAAGTATGCTGTTTAATTTGTTGTAAAACTCTGCAAGTGGCAAGATTGCCTCGTCACCCGCCTCGCCTCCTACCATGAGGCTGTTGCCGTTGATTCCGAACACGGTCGGATTTGTCATAATACCACCGGATTTGTACCACTGAATCGAGAATGACGGGAGTGAACCTTTTCCTCCAATTCCGAACGGTGCAACGCCTCCGGACACGCTGATGTGTGGCAATTTCAAATGTGGCAATGACCATTTGAAATTGAACGCCGATTTGATTCTTGACAATGCACCTGTCACCGCTCCGTGTGCGGATTCCATCTTTGAGGAGAATGATGATTTGATATTCTCCATCGCAGACGATGCGGTCGATTTTGCACTCGCTAATTTGCTTGAGAACGCCGATTTGATGCTGTCAAGTTTCCCGCCTGTCAGAGTGTTCGCCGTACTCATGAGAGAGTTCATTGTGTCCTTTACGCCTGTGAACGTAGCAGACACGATTCCCTTGATTCCCCCGCCTTTTTCACTGTATGCGGATTTCATATTATTGAGTTTCGTTGAAACATTGGACTTTGCTGTCTCCATGAGTGAGGTTGCCTTGTCCTTTATGTTCGTGAAATCCGTCGACCATTTCGTTTTTATCTCCGAAACCTTTGAGGAAAATCCGGATTTGATTTCTGTCAATTTATTCGATGCATTATTTTTCCATTCCGTCATTTTTGTGGTGACGGTGGTTTTCATGTTCTCCCAACCTGTTGAAACATTTGACTTGATGTCTGAAACCTTTGTTGAGAAATTCGTCTTTATTTCATTCAGTTTGTTTGATGCGTTGGTTTTCCATTCCGTCATTTTTGTGGTGACAGTGGTTTTCATGTTCTCCCAACCCTCGGAAACCTTTGTTTTGATTTCCGATGTCTTTTCAGAGAATTTTGATTTGATTTCAGAGAGTTTCCCTCCGGATAAATTATCAACGAATGTGAATCCTGCTGAATAATATCCTTTGATTCCCTCCCATCCGGCAGCAACAACGCCCTTGATACCGCCTCCGTTTTCTTCATAGGCGGTTTTCATGTTCCCCAGTTTTTCCTTTGCCGTTTCGGTCGCTGCCGACATGACATTGTGAACCGTGTCCTTTACGCCGTTGAATACTTTCGATGCAGCTTGTCCTATTGTGCTATTTTTTATGTTGTCACCGATTTCCTTGACCTTATTCGTGACCGCCTCTTTCGCTTTCGTGAATGCTCCCGTGATAGTCTCTTTGATTGCATTGAATTTTTCTTTGATGTTGCCCCACAATTCGGACAGTTTTTCTTTGACCTTATCCCAATTTTTATATAGTGCGACACCTGCTGCAATCAGTCCGGCAATCAGTGTTACAATTAAAATAATCGGACACAAGTTCATAACTGCATTGAGTGCCGTTTGTGCCACCGTCATTCCTCCGGTTGTTGCCGTGGCTGCTGTTGTAGCTGCCGTATGTGCTGCCGTGGCTGCTGTTCCTGCCGTATCTGCTGCCGTTCCTGCTGCCGTGGCTGCTGTCTTTGCCGTAATCTTTGCAATTATCTTTGCAGCTCCGGACACAAATTTCTGTCCGGTCGTTACCGTGTCAGAGATTCCCTTTGCCACTTTTCCGAATCCGATTGACAACGGACCGATAGCAGCGACCACAAGACCAACTTTGAGAACTGTTTCTTGCTGTGCCGGAGAGAGCGACGTGAACCATTGTGTCAACTCTTGAATCTTTCCGGTCAATTTTTCAATCATAGGTGCTGCGGATGTCTGTGCTGTGGATGCCAGTGCCGACAACGCCAGTTTTGCGTTGTTCATCGCAACCTTTGCATTGTCAATCGGGTCGAGTGTTCCGTTGTAGGTGTCCTCGACTGTTGAACCGTATTCCTCCATTGATGACGAAAGACTGGTGAGGTCAATTCTGTTTTCACGAATTGCCTTTGTCATTTCCGCAGCACCTTTTTTTCCAAACAATTCCGTTGCAATCTGCATCGCCTCGGTCTCTGTCTTTGCGTTCTTGATGCTGCCGATAGTATCTGACAACGCCTCGTCCATTGATTTTCCCTCTGATGTGGCGTTCTGTAATGCTTTTTTCAGACCCGCCATTGCTTGAGTTGAATCAACACCGTTTGCGTCGAATTGAGCCATCAAATTGATTGCTTGAGGCAATGACAATCCCATTTCTTTGAATTGAGCGTTGTTGTCGAGGACATATCCCTCTAATGTATCAACAGAGATTCCGGTTTCCTGTGCCTTTGCCGTGAGCAATCCTAATAGATTCCCTGTCTGTGATGCATCGACGTTCCACGCTTTCATGATTTTGTCAACTTGGTCAACTGACTGTGTGACGTTTGTTCCGTTGATTGTTGCAAACTGTATGAACTGTTTAGAGGTCTTTTCAAGTTCCGTTCCGGTTGTATGGAATCTTGTGTTGACTTCTCCGATTGCCTCTCCTACCGTTGACATATCCTCCGGCATTGTTCCGAAAACATTATCCGCAGACTTTGTCAATCCCTCAAGTGCCTCTCCGGTTGCTCCGGTCTTTGTCACTATGGTGTCATAACCCTCGTCGAGTTCCGTGAATGCTTTGATTGATGCTGCACCAATACCCGCAATTCCGGCAGAGACAACCGACATTTTCTTTCCGAAACTCTCCATCTTTGTTCCCGCCGTATCGCAAGCGGTCGCAAATTTTTCAAGTTTATTATCTTTTAACTGGTCATTAACATTTTTCAGTTCTGCCTCCATGTTCATGAGGGCAGTCTTTGACTTTTCCGTCTTTACCGTCTGATTTGCAAGTGCGGTCTCTGTCTTTCCGATTGCTGTCTCATTTGCGGTGAACTCTTTCTCTAACTTGTCGAGTTCATCCTTGAGTGCTTTTGACTGCTCGGAGTTCTTTCCGGTCTCTGCCGTTGATTTCTCATAAGCCTCTTTCGCAGCATCAATCTTTGTTTTGAGTTCCTCCTGCTTTGTCTTTTGGTCTGACAGTTTCTTTGTCAACTTCTCCTGCTGCTCACTGTTCAACTGCACGATGTTCTTTTGCACCGTGATTTTTTGAGTGAGCGATTCGGCTTTTGCCTTGAGGCTGTCTGTTTCTGACCCGAACAACTTTGCTTTCGTCGCTGCCGTCGTATATTCCGCAGACAAGACTTTCATCTGCGATGCTGCCGATTTCATTTGTGATTGATAACTGCTCGAATCTGCCGATATTTTGACGCTTGTATAAGCCATTCGGTCGCCTCCTCTCTTACTGATTTTCGTTGATTGTATCTAATTCAAATTTTAAGTAGTCCAACAACGTGACAATGTTCTCTTTCATGCATTGACTGTATGAGTTTTTCAATAGCCGAATCGCAATTTTCACAACACGGTCAACAATTTCCCCGCAGACTTTCCATTGATTTTCCTCCGGTTGTTCATCCTCGTCCTCATATCCGTTTTCACGGTCATAGTCATCGAATGCGGATGCCTCTTTTTCTACCTGTTCAACCTCGACAATGCTCAACATCTTCTCTGCAACAATGTTCTGCATGATGAAATGAACCGTCTTGATTGCCGTCAGAAATTCAACTGCATCAATCTCCCCAACTGCTGCAAGCGACAATTCATTCCCGAACATCTCCTGCATTATCTTTTTGTTGAAAAACATCACTCCGGAGAATTTCTCCGTGTCATTCTTTTCCATGAGACTGATGTATTTTTTATACTGTTCTACCGTTACGGAATTGATGAAAAGTCTCTCACCTCTGCAAGTGACCTCGATTTCCGGTATCACTTGCCACTCTGAAAATTTTTCTCTATCTTCTCCATACGTTTGGTGAGGTCGTCGGCGATTCCCATGTCGATGAACTGGAACTCAAGAATCAAACCTGCTGCATCAAGTCCGGTCTCCGGATTCTTTAATTCCTCAACGGTGAACTGGTCTCCGTATGCTTTGCAGATAAAAAGACCCATCGCCTCAATGTCCTGCTTTGAATATCTCTGTTTTGCGTCGATAACCTCTGCAAGTTCGAGATATTCCGTGTATGTGTCGATTGACATTTTCGGCATTGTAAACTCTTTGTTATTGACTATAATTTTTCTTTTCATGATTTATCCTCCTGTTATATATCCTCTTATTAGCCTAAACCGCCGTTTTTCTCCTGCACTTTGCTGAACCAATTCTTGATTGCCTCTGCTGCCTTTGTATCTTCTGTTACAAGGTTTGATTCATCAACAGAAATCTCATATGCATTGTCAAGACTTCTCTCATAGAATGAACCCTTGACGCTCTTTGTTGTCGGAGACAGTTTTCCCTCTTTTGTGCTTGCCTCCTCGCTGATTCCCTCTGCAAACTTTCCGGCATACAACCACTTGAAATCATACTTTCCGTTGAGTTTTCTTTCTCTCCATCCGACAGCGACCTCCGGTGCTTTGTCGTCTGCCGTCTTTACGAGGAAACCATTCTCATACAACTGACCGAAAAGAATCTGTCTGTCCTGTGGTGCAAGGGCGTTGACCTCAAGTTCGATTTCAGTTCCCTCATATGAATTGATGACCTCCTCTGTTCCGTCGTCAGAGTAGATTTTCTCCGAACTCCATTTTTCATCAACTTTTGCTTTGATTGCTCTTGCCAGTTTGACCGGAGTTTCTGCAACGTATGCTTTCGCATCGTTCTGTGTGAGTTTTGCGATGTAGAAATCTCTACAACCGCAAGTTCTACTTCTGACAATCTTCTGTTCTGTTTTGCTGACCTGTGTTACTGTTTCGCTCATGTCTATTCCTCCATTTCATAAAACTTTGAAAACCTTTGTGCTTTCATATAGATTCCGTCCTCCGGCTTTGAATCGTCTCCATTCCTGCCGTCAAATGAGAAATCATTTTCTTTCATGAGTGACTTGATTTCCCTCGCAAGTTCAACCTCGTCATTCTCTGAAAATATAGTGACCTGCACTGACAGCGTCACTCCCTCTGCATCGTCGTCCGAAAAATTCTCGTCGTTTTCTCCCAAATCCCACAATGTCACATGTCTGTCATGGATGTTTTTGTCATACCATCCTTGCATCACAATGATTCTCCTGTCTGATATTGGTTTCAATGCGTCGGATGCATCTTTGATGATGTCCGGACTGCTGCTCATGCTCTCACCTCATTTCAATGTGTTGTCTAAATATGATTGATATTCCTGTTCTGCGATTTTTTGCAGTTCCGCATCTGCCTCACGCCCTGTTGCATAGATAAATTCTTGAGGCGGGCGATAGATAGTTCCCCAGTTTATGAATTTCACATAAAAATGTTCGCTGTTGTCCGACTTTTCCCATCCAACATCCGCAGACGCTCCGGTGTCTTTCACCTTGACCGCTCCTAGTGGTATGCTGTCCGCTGCATGTGATGTCACGGATGACTTTGAACCAAATCCTCGACCGGACAATTTAATGTCCGCAGATTTCGGAATCTTGCCGGACATGATGTTTTTCACGACTGGTTCGCTTTGCTTTACAATCTTTTGATTGACCTCTTTTATGTCCTCGTCGCTTGCTGCGTCCTCAAATGCTTTCATGAGTTCTTTCAAGCCTTGAAATTCCATCTCAATTTTCACTGCATCACCTCCGGTGTCAGATTATGACACTACGCTCCCGCTCTGCATTTCAACTGATATTTCCTGTCGTCTGTGAACATCGGACACGCATCATATATCTTGAACTCAACGCCTTTGTACACCGCATAGAACTCTTTCAAATTCAGTCGGATTTCTTCCATCTTGTCGCACGTTCGTGTCTCAAAAACGATTGTGTTTTCGAGTCCGGTCTGCAAGGCTGCGTATTTCTCATTTGTTCCCAAACTCTTGACCTCGCACCAACAGGAATAAAACTCCGTTTCCTCCTGCTGCCGTCTGCCATCAACAACGCTCGACACCTTGCGAATTATCTTGATTCTGCCCGTCATTGTGCTGCACCTCCGTATATTTCTTTCAAAAGCATTGAGGAGGCAGCAGAGGCAAGCAGTTTCGTGTCGCTCCGGTATTTGTCACGGTTGTCGTAGAGTTCTTTCACGGATATAAACGCAAGCAGCTTTTGACGGCTTGTGAGGCTGTACTGGTCGAAATTCGGAATCAGTTCCGTCATTTCCTGCATGGTCACATCAAACATCAATTCAAGGATTTCCATGTCGTCGTCATAGTCGATGTGACAATATACCTTGCATGTGGTAATCAGACCTGCTCTGTATTTCTCTTTTTCTTCATCCGTCATGTTTCTCACCTGCTTTCAATAGCAGGACGGATTCACCGCCCTGCTGCCTTGTTACCCGTTGACAACCTCTGTGATCTCGCCTTTGATGACTGCATCCTTGTCAACTGCCTGTACATCGAAACGGTCACGAACCTTGAGACCTGTCATGTCCTTATCCCATAACCCCGCACCTTTGTCATTGAGGTCGATTGTCAGAACATTTCTGTCGAAAAGTGTGATAGCCTCTTTTAAGTCACCACAGAAAACAGGATGCTTGTACCCGTCGATTGTGTGGCCATCGCTGTTCATAATCGGTGTGGATTTGAGTGTTTTCTTTGACAGCTTCACGATTCTGTATTCTCCAAAAAGCATCTTTCCCTTTGTCTGCTGTGTCGGGTCTTTCTGCAAAATATAGTTTCCGTCCTTGTCCTTTAACTTGTCGAGGTAGTTGAAACCGCTCTGATTCGTGATGACGATTGAGGATTCTGCAATCGCAGGGTCTAACTGCTCATTGAAAATGTCCTTGAGGCTGTCGAGGTTCTCCACTGTGACCTCTTTTTCCTTTGTCATTTCATTGAGTACCTTGAGAATCATTGCGTTACGGGTTGCCTTTGTCTTTTTCGCAATCCATTTGTTGATGTACGCCATGATGTTGGCTGCGGTGTCCTCAAGCAGCTCTGCGGTCATCTTGAGGATTCCACCTTTTTTCTTTACCTTGTACTCAATCGGTAAAAATTCCGGCTCGTCCATCTCTGGAAAATCTGCAGCCTCGTCCACGTTGTCAAACGGGGTTGATTCTGCATCGACCTCAATGTTTCGTGTTCCGGTCTTTGTCACAACCCCCTCGACATTGACATACTGCTCAAGGTTATCGGATGAACGACGCAATTCGATGATGTCTGTTCTGATGTCCTCCGGAATGGTCACGCCGATTCCGACCTCTCCCTCACTTCCTGCGGTTGTGTCGGATGTGAGGGCGTTCTTGTACACCTCAACATCTGCCTCGTCTGCCTCTCTGTGCAGGAATCCGGCTTTGACGATGTTGACGAACGCTTTCACAAGGTTCTTTTTATCAACCTTTTTCTCCCCGCCAACCTGTTTTGCAGTGCCTTTGTTGACCTTATCCTCGATGCCGTCCTGCTCGTCCTCGTCCAGATCATAAAGGAGGTCGAATCTGTTCTGTAACTCTTTGAGTTCCTCCTTTGCTGCCTTTGCCTTGTCGAGTTTTCCGTCGTTTACAAGGCTCTTGACTTCGTTTTTCTTGTCATTGATCTGTTTCAGTAACTTCTGTAATTCCTTATTCATGACTTTCTGTCCTCCATTTCTTACATACCGTAAAGGTATAAATCGTCGAGAATCTCCCGCTTTTCTGCCTCAATTCTCTGTTCCTCTGCCTGTGCTGCTGCATTACTCCTCTTTTCCAATTCTGCAAGCACTGCATCGACAATGTTCTCCGTTTCAGTTCCCTTGAGTGTCTCCGGAATATTGTTGTATTTCTCAAAATAGTCGGATGCACACGCTGCGACTGCTGCCTTTTCTTCGATTTCGACATTGAAATACTGCTGCATCTTCTTACTGTCGAACCATGTCTCATTGCTCATGAGGCTCTGAATCTTGTCTCTTGTGACACCCTCCTGCACATGTTCCATGTAAACGTCAAGGATTGAATCCTCGCAGAGATTCAACTGTTTTATTACTGCCTTGAAATCGTCTGCGTTGCCGTATGCCATGCACAACGGTTTGTGAATCATTGCTTGTGCCCCTGTTGCAAAATGCAGTTCGTCGCAAGCGAACATGATGACCGATGCGATAGATGCAGCCATTCCGTCGACATAGCCGACTTTGTGTCCGTCGTATCGTTTTAACTGGTTATAGATTGCCAGTCCTGCAAATACGTCTCCACCTCCGGAATTGAAATAAATATCAATGTCCTCATAGCCATCTAACTGGTTGAGAAAATCTGCGATGTCCTGCGGGCATCTGTCCTCCTCGTACCACATGGATTCCCATGTTGCCGATACAATGTCACCGTAGAAATACAAGGAACATCTGCTCTGTTCCTCGTCCTGCTCTAAATCCAAATAGCCGACATTTTCAACCTTTCCGCTGCGTTTATTCTTCTTTGTGAAATCAAAACGTCTCTTTGGCATGATTATTCACCTCCCTCCTGTTCATCCTCGTCCTCTGCCTCGTCGGTTTCGTCCGGTTCTGTTGCTGTGTCCGGCTGCTCTGCGTCCGGCTCTGTCTTTTCTTCCGGCTGCTCCGGTTCTTCGGTTTCATCCGGTTCGGATGCACCTTCCAAATATGCTGCTCCCGCCATAGTCAACGGAACGATGCTGCCATTTGCAAGCAGAACATCGCCTCCCTCCGCATCTTCCATGTCGAGTTTACGTCTTGCCTCATTCGGTTTGATAATCATTCCCCCGACACCGTTTCTCAAATATTCCATCTGCGTTTTTGAATCAGTGCGGAACAATACCTTTTCGTTGAATTTGTAATAATATCCGTCGTCTGCATCTTCATCCGGCAGTATTTTGAAATTGATTTCCTCCTCGTACTGCTTGATTATGAACAGTTCTGTGTCAACGTAGAATGATAACTGCTGCATTTCGCTGTTACTGTATGACGACTTTGAATAGTCGTTGATTTGATTCGGTTTCACCCCGAACGCTCCGGCGATTTGCAGTGCATTGTATTTTTTCAGTTCAAAGAACTGCGAATCTGTCAGTTTGATGTCGAGAGGTGTGAGTTTCATCCCCAACGGAACAGGCAGGATTTTTCCTGTATTCTTCGCCCCGCTGCCGAACTCCTCAAACGACTTGACAAGTGCTGTTTTCGCTTTTTCGTTCAGTTCTCCGGTATATTCAAGAGTTGCCTTTGCTGTCAGACCGCTCTCATACAAGTTATTCATGAACGCCTGTGATTCGGATGCACCCGCAACCGTGTCTCTCAATATCTGCTGCACTGGTAGTCCTGTGATTCCGTCAAAACTGAATGATGTTTTGAAGTGCATGACCTCGTCTGTACTGAACACATATTGACGACCGGATGTCGGGTCTGTGTAGACATACCACAAACGCCCAACTCCTGCGAATATTCCCGCATCGTCAACGACTATCTGCACACAATTTGACTGCATAACCCAAAAATCAACGATTTTGATTTCACCGCCGTATTTCTTGCGGTCAAACTTCTTTCTTATGTACACATAGGCGTTTCCGTAATGGTTGCGGTTGATTTCAACCGTGTTCCAAAATGTCGTTGGTGTCATAAACGGATTCGGTCTTTTTGAGAGCAGCTTTGATGTGTCCGTCGCCTCTGCCTCAATGATTCCCTTGTCCGTTTTCTGATAATATTTGATAGGCATTTTCGCAAGTGTCTCCGACAGCATCTTGAGACATGTGAAATATGTGACCTCTGATGTCGGTTTCCCTTTTCTTTTCAGTCCTATCCGCTCAAGGAACGACGGTGAGTTCAGTGTCACAACTCCTCCGCTGTCCTGTGGTTCACCTCTCCACCAATTTGAAATTTTCACTCCTAATCTCTGAAACGGATTCATTTATTTCTCACCGCCTTTCTTCATGTATTTTTCAAATTGCTCAAGCCATTCATTGACAGTCTCATTCACATCCGGACGGTACTCCTCTTTCATTGCGTGTTTCCATGCGTCGATGATAGCGTCAATCGGGTCGATTCTCTCTGTCGTGATGTCTTTGTCAATTTTTATTTCGCCGTAGTTGTTTGAGATGGTCTTTGCATTTGCAATAGACCACACAAGCAAACTGTCGACAGGAACAACAATCTTGTTTCCCTCTTTTCCGACCTCCATTCCCTCGATTTCCACATTGCCCGCCAAAATCTCAAGTCTGAAATCAACCGTCGCATCGTTCAACTCTTTCGCTGTCTGTGTGACAGAGATTGAATCGAATCCCAATGCCTCAAGGTCTGACAGGAACGCCGAGGCGTTGTGCGGGTCATAACAAATCAACTGCGGTTTGAGGTCGTATTCTTTCACCAAATCCTCAAGATATTTGATGATGTATTTGTAATCTGTCTTTATTCCTCCCAGTGTCTCGGTCACTGTCACAAGACCCTTTTCAATCCATACGTCATAGGGCACTTTGTCGGTCTTGATGTGTTCGTCCACCCTTGAGGACGGAATGAACGAATGTGTGTGTACAAAATATTTCTTTATTCCGTCAATCATGAACGGAATCACGATTGCGATTGATGTCAAGTCGCCTCCGGATGACAGGTCGACCCCGACATAACATTTTGACCCTCTGAAATTCTTGAGCGATTTCAGAACGGCACATGCTTTCCATTTTGCGATGTCCTTGATATACAGTGAATTTGACCACTGCATCCACATGTTTAACTGCTTTACGAGGAAATCTCTCAAGTCCTCCCCGCCCATATCACGGGCGGTATGTGCAATCGGTATGAGGTTTTCAAGAGCATCCCTGTCAAATTCAAGAATCGGGTTCGCTTTTATCCAGTTCTCCGGAACATATCTGTCGTCATGCTCGTCCATCTGTGCGATATATACGAACTGACTGTCGTTTTCAAAAACACCCTTTAACAGATTGCAGCAATATTCATACAATTTATAACAGGGTGATTTGAGGTCGAACCCTGCTGTCGTGATGACCGAAATCAACGCCGACTTGAGTTTCTTAATACCTCCCTCAAGCAGCTTGTACATCTGATTCGTCTTGTGTGCGTGATACTCGTCAACAATTCCCAAATACGCACGGTGTCCGTCAAGTGACTTTGTATCACCGGACAACGCTTTGATTTCTGAATGTGTCAACAGACAGTCAATCGTGTGGTTGTGGTCATGCACTTTGAACCATTCCGACAAATCCTCGTCCGAATTGATGAATTTTGCGACCTCGTCAAAAACAATGTTCGCTTGGTCTTGCTTGGTAGCCGTACAAAAGATTTTTCCGTACTTGTACCCGTCAAAATTCCCGTAATAACATGCCAAAATACCGTTGATGAACGATTTTCCGTTCTGTCTGCCTAATTGCACATAAGACGTTCTGAACCGTCTGTATGATTTTTCCTTTGTTCTCCACCCGTTGAGTGACCCTAAAATAAAGCACTGGAACGGATATGCGGTCACATGCTCGTTTTCTTCGCCCTCTGCAATGGTCAATTCCTCTGCGAAATTGATGATTTCCTCTGACTTTTCAACGTCGAAATAGTATTTGTACGGTGCTGCTTTCGATTTCTCAATGTCGTCGAGGTGTCTTTGACATGCAAGTCGGACATATTCTCCGGCTGTTATCTTGCCCGAAACAACATCAAGGGCGTATTGTGTGCAGCGGTCTTGTGTTTCTCCTGCTTTCGCCATACCTTAATTTGCATATTTCGCAAATTTATTCTCCGGCTTTTGCTGCTGTGGTTTCGGTACGACCAAACGGCAGCGTGAGGAGACTGTCAACCCGAAATCCGATGCTCCCTGTCTGCACTGTTTCATGCAGCGGTCTTGAATAATCATGAGACGCTCACGTTCACCGTTCACGACCTGCCTTGTACCGACCTGCACACGTTCTTTTTCTCCCGTGTCCGGATTCGTCTTTGTCTCATATACCGGAACATCCTCCATCAATGGAGTTGCTCTGATTTGCTGCGTGATTTCGATGTACTGGTCTTGTGCAATGAGCAATCTCGCCAGTGCATCGCAGTCAACATTCGCAATCAGTTTGATTTCAAGTAATTCTTTCGCAATCTTCCGGAACTTTTTCTTTTGCTCCGGTGTCAAATATGACGGAGGTTTCACTTTGTCGTTCGGTGCTACAACCTCGGCGTTTTTTCGTGCCTCAATTTCTGCTTTTGTGAGGTGTTTTCGCCCGTTCATAACAACCAAATCCGTGGGTTGTCTCTGTCCTGCCATGTAGCAACAAACCCCCTTTCCGTCAACATTTCAGTGATTTTGTGTCACATTCTGACACCCCTTTCGGATGTACCTTTCTGCTGAAATTCCCGTGGGGAGTTTTCTCCAAACAAAAGAGGGGGTGCGACTAGAAATGAATCGCACAAAACTTTTTTATATCCCCCTGCCTCTCGAAAGTGGTACTCAATCAGTGACCTCAACTGTTTCTGTGTTGCTCTCATGCTCGCTTTGTTCTGCTTATACAGAGCAGTGATTGTGTTGTGTGTCTTATGGTTGAGAGGTATGAGGTTGAACGGATTCAAGCGTTGTTCCCAGTCGTCCTCAAGTTCAACTATGTGGTGTACTGGTTCGCATGTGAGTAGTTCATTCTCGACATACAATGCGTATATATCCACGTTGTCATAGACCTCAATGATACGCTCCCGCATCGCCCGCCATTCCTTTGACACATAGAACTCGGCTGCTCTCTTGTCTCGCCGTGTGTTGTTGTATATCATGTGCCTCGACTGCTGCCGTTGCTCACATTCCTCGCACATCTTTACTGACTGTGGAATCAACTTGCCACACCTGCATGATTTCAAAAGCATCTGCGTTCTCCTCTCTTCATTGGTTCTCCTGTCCTGTTATCCACAAGAGGCGGGCAGTTATGCACATTGCTGTGTACACTTACCCGCATATAACAGGAGGGCAAACAGGCAAGAAAAAAGCGACTGCATATCTGCAATCGCTCGTCTCAACTGTTCACGCTAACATATTATCACGTTTATTTTGCCTTTTGTTCACCCACTTTTTACCCCTATTTTCACCCTCATTTCACCCTGTTTTCACTCCGTTTTTATCATTTTCAATCGCTTTTGCACCGAATAATTTGATTGACAGGCGTTGAATCATGACCTTGCACCACTTTTTCGGTGAGTTGCGTCCGCATCCTGTCTCCCTCACTATATCCTCGTATGTCTTGCCCTTGATATAGACTGCCTCAAGTGCGTCGTACTTGTACCTCTCACCTGCTGCCTCTGCATCCTCTTTGAGTGATGCAAGAGCCTGTTTGAGATGCTCGAACAGAATGACCGTCTCTGCACGGCACTCTCTAACCGATTGCAGGAACGCTCTTTCTGCTGATATGTTGTATTTGCCTATATCCGGCACTTGAGAGGTCTCTGATACCGCCTCTTTGATGTACCGCTCCATTTCACGATAGTTTTCGAGATATAGCAGGGTTTTGTCAATGACTGTCTGCTCTTTTTCCTCTTTCATGCTTTTTCCTCGCTTTCTGCTTTCTTCTCATAGGCAGACCGTGCATTTTACGCCAGTTATTCGTGTTTTGGCGATTTGTGCATCTTTGCGAATCGCACATTTTCATAATTGCCGTTTTTACCTGCTCCGCTGTGACACCCGTTTGCATGACTGCCTCGACGAACTGTTCTGCCGATGTTTCGACCTTGATTTCCGGTCTTTTATATTCCTTTTTTTCTGTAACGCCTTTGTTGACTGTCGCCCTGTCTGCTGCCTGTTCAATCATGCCCGAAATCTCATTTTCTGTCTTTCCGGCTTTTCTGAAATGCTCAATCACGTTTTTCACGATGCTCATAATTCCCATATTATCACGCTCCTCCTTTCCATTTACGCAAAAGGGAGTTGTTCGTCAACACCGTCCGGAATGTTCATGAACCCGTCACCTGCATCCGTATAACCCGCATTTTGCTCCTGTTCTCCCGCTGCTTTCTTGCTTTCTGCAAATTCCTGTTCCTCAATCACAACATCGGTCGTATATATCTTTTGACCGTCTCTGTTGGTGTATGAACCCGTCTGAATCCTGCCCGTAATAGCAATTTTTGTTCCCTGTTTGAAATACTTCTCTGCAAATTCGCCGTTTTTGCCAAATGCAACGCAGGAAATGAAATCCGCTGACTGCTGCCCGTCTCTCGCACCTCTGCGGTCGACCGCCAGTGTGTAACGTGCCACGCACATGGATTCTTGTGAACTGTTCTGCTGTGTATATCTGACATTCGGGTCTCTTGTAAGTCGCCCCATCAATATGACTTTATTCATTCGCCGTTTCCTCCCGTTCTCTCTGCATCACATATTCATTTTGCATTTTCTGTAATCTGACAAGTCCTTTTTTGAACTCAAGGTCATCGCCATTCATGCAGACATCGAATATTTTCTCATAATCAACAATATGGGTCTTGATGAACTCTGCCTCTGCTGCCGTCCTGCTCTCATTGATGAACATCCCCTTGACTGCCTCTTTTATCATTTCGCAATGTGTCTTTTCCTCCTCCGTCTGTGGAGGTGTGCTTGCAATCAAACGGTCATAGGCGTTGTCAATCGCTCCTGCAATCAATTCTCTCCAACCTTTGCCCTTTTCCCCGATTAACTGGTTTTCAATGTCCTCGAATCGGTTTCCGTGTCCTGCTGCCACGATGCGGATGTCCTTTTTGCCCTTTGCTGCAATCAGAATCAAATCGTCATCGTATGCCTCCATGTAATAATCAAATTTCGCATCGAAATTCTCTCTCGGATTGATGATGATTTCCGGCTGGCTGCTGCCCTCCGTCTTGATGCTCACTCCGATGTATTTCGCATCCTTGATTTTCGCATTGATAAATTCTGCCTTTAATGTACTTTTGTTCATGCTGCTCCTCCATTCACTAATCTGTTGAGTAACTGTTCATACATGGTCTTGTATGTGTCTCTTTCTGTCTGCAATCTGATTGTCTCCTCTGATGATGCCGTGATTTCCGGCTTTTCATTTTCCTTTTCTTTCAACGCCTCCTGCATCGCTTGAATCTTCTTGCGATAAAGGTCAATTTCCTCCTGCTGTTCTTTGATTGTCTCGTTGTATTTCTTCGAGGTTTTCATGTTGCCGTCAAGCTGCAAGGAAATCATGAGAGCGATGTCGATGTTCTCCATCTCTTTGTCTGAACACTCTCCGATATACGTTCCGATGCGTTCTGTCGATACCGAATAGACCTGCTCACATAAAACGGTGCTTGGTCTGCCTGTCGACCTCACTGTCACATGTGTCGGGAGGTCTGTTTTCGGCTGCGTGGTCATATATACAACTTCAACGACATTGCTGTTCTCATTATTCTTGTCATTGCTTACAACGACCGCCGGACGGTCGGAGTGCTGTTCGCTCCCGTTATATGACACCCCCCCCTCTGCTGATATAGAACATTTCGCCTCTCTTGATGTTATCCATCACAATTCCTCCTTTTTTATCACTCTATACAGTCTTTTCGCCTTGATATATTCCTTGTATTCTTCATCGGTCATCATCACAATAATTGTTTTGTCCTTTATATCTTCCGCAAACTGTTCTTTGCTTTTTCCGTACACATCCGCACCAAAAATCCGCAGATGTTCAACTAAAGTCTTTCCTCTTATGAATCCCTCTCTGATAATTTTTCCGTCCTCCGTTTCTGTGTCCTCAAATCTTTTCAATGTGTAATTCAGTGAGAACTCCATTGCTGCCAAAATCGGGTCTTTTATCTCTGTCATTCTACGCCTCACCGTCTTTCATGAGTTTTGTTGCCATGATGCAATATCCGTCCTCAATTCCGGTGTAGTCCTCAAGAATATACGTCACAAGCACCTTGACCATGCGTCCGGTATTCTTCCCGTCTGCAAATTCCATCATTTCGAGGATGTCGCCTTTTTTGTATCCTCTGTCATTCTTTCGGAGTTCAAATGTCTTGATTCCGTTTGCCACATCATCGAAATAAGACTTTGCAAGGCGTATCTGATGCACTTTCTGTCCGGTCTCCTGTGTGTCTGATGGGAGTTTCTGCATCTTCTCCTCCTGTTCCATCTCACGGAGTTTTTTCTTTGTCTCACGGTCGATTGCATCCTGCTCCTCTGAATATCTCTGTTCATCGGTCTTGTATGCCTCTGCACGGTTCTTGTACTGGTCGCATGAGGTGCATGTTCCGGTTTTGACATTGCAGGTCTCATATTCGGTACAGGAATAACAGAGAGATGTGATTCCCTCCGGATGCGGTGTCTCATAATCGTCGCCCGCTCTTGCCTCCGGAGGATTCACGCCGTTTTCTGCCGTGTCTGATTCTGACACCTGCTGCCCTGCTGCTTTCGCCTCTTTCATGTCTTTCACTTCTTTGTGTGTCAGTTCTCCGGTCTCTGAAAATTTCCCCAGTGTCTCACGCTGTTCATCCTCCGTCATTCCGCTCAATTCATAAGCTGCGGAGAATGTGAGGCGTTCTTTCTTGAGTTCCTCTTTCCATTCCGGAATCAGATTGTTATTGATTGCCTCAATCTGTGCAATCTTTGTTTTGCTCACATGCAGCATTGAGGAAATCACATCCCTCAATCGTCCGGATTGCAGGTCATATCCCTTGATTTTCTTTCCTGCTGCTTTCATACGCTCAAGAGATGCCTTGAGGCGTGTTTCCTCCTCAATCATGTCGGAAATGGTCTTTGAGCGGTATGAGTTGGCGATGATGATTTCAACCTGCTCCTCGTCATCGTCCTGCGGTGTGGTCAATTTACTGGTTGCAAGTTCAAAATCTTTATATCCCTTTGATACAAGGTACTTGAGAGCCTCCCACCGTCTTTCACCTGCGACGATTCTGTATTCGCCTTTTTCGCACGGTGCATATACAAGTTCGAGGTTCTGTTTCAAACCGGACAGGAGGATGTCTCCTGCCAGTTCTTCGATGTCTGCAACACTATAAAAATTCATGTCGTTGCGGTACATCTTGAAAATCGAAATGTCCTTTGTGCGGAATCTCGCTCTCGGAGATTCGTCAATCCCTGCTTTGCTGTTCTTGTTGAGTGCGTCTTTCACGCTGAATCCTGCTGCCATCTGTTCACCCTCCTGTCATTACTCTGTGAGTTTCTGTTTTTTTGTCTCGGTACGTTCGACATTGATTTCGCCTTTGCTATTCTGCGAAATAGAGGCTTTCACGCCTCCACGGAGGTTCAACGTGACCTTTGCCAGTCCTCCGGTGTAAATCTCCTCGACTGCTGCCTTGAGAATCTTCACAATCCCCTCTCCGCATCTCTTGTCCGGTGTTGCTGCCTCTCCGAACAGTGCAGCGACGTTCTGCATCGCCTTTTCTTTCCTCTGTTTCTCTTTCTGATACTCAACCGCATCTGTGCAGTTACATGTCATTGTTGCCTGTTCCTCTGCCTGTGCTGCTGTCAGTTCTTCGTCTGCCTCAATCTGCGTCATTTGACCGCAGAATCTGCATTTTGCTGTTTTCACGATGTTTCCCATGTGCTTTCCTCCTTTTTACTCGACAAATTGTTCGGCTTTGAATCTGTCTCCCATATCCATGAAATAATTGTATAAAAAATCTTTCTGATGTTTTGTCAGTGCTTTCATGTTTGTCACTATATATCCGGCATATCCGGACGGATTGTGAATCAGACAATATCCTTTGACCTCTGAAAGAAAATCACGCATGAGGTGTCCGATTTCATTGTCTCCGGATTCTTTCACCCATTTCCAATACTCATCCGTGAACCCTTTTCTTTCGCATATCTGTTCCGCTGATTCTTCATGCGTTCCGAACGGTGATTCCGTGAAAACGCCTGTCGGAGACAACCACCCGAACTCTTTCGTCTCGGTTTTCTGCTGTTCCTGCTCTTTTTGTGCTTGATTTGGCATTATTCCATTTTCAAAATCATTGAGGTGTTTTCTGAACTTTTCCATGTTCAACTCTCTCGCTGTGATTCCCTCATAATTCAACGGTTCGCCGTTTTCTCCGTTCTTCAGCATGAGCATCCTGCATGTTCCCCATTCCATTTCCGAAAATCCCAGTTCATAACATTCCATCACATAATACATTCCGATTCTCAAATCCGGATTTCTCTGCACCTCTATCATGTCAATAAAGTTTTTGTCTCCCAGTGCATCCCATACAATGTGAAAATAATATGCAAAACCTTTTTCAAAGGACTTGCATTTTCCCGAACCGTCAAGCATGATGCAGGTATCACACCCGCCTCCGCTTATGTGGTGTTTGCAGGAGGCGTTGTTGCAGGTGATTTTCCTCTTTCCCACATTTACCCCTCCATTTCCTTGAGTAACTCATGCACAACGCATCTGTAATCTTGAGACACGATTCCACGCTTTGAAAATTTCGGGAGTGGCATCATTGCCGTTGTTGATTTTTCCGCAACGATGGAACGGCGAACCGGAGTGACAAACATGTCAAATCCGGAATCTGCTTTCAACCACTCCTCAACCTCAAGAGAGGTCTTGTTTTTCTGTCGCATGGTCATGAGTGCCTTGATTCTCAAATCCGGATTGATGTCTCTCAAATCCTCAATCTGCTCCTCAAGGTTCTGCAATGCCTCGATTTCATATCCTCCAACCTTTACGGGTGCAATGATTAACTCTGCCGATATGAGGATATTTATGACCACCATGTCAAGCAGTCGACCGCAATCACAAATACAATAATCGTATGCGTCCGCTACCTCCTCCAACGCCTCACGCAATCGTGTGACTTGATTGTCCTCTGACTTGAGCAGCAAATTCATGTCCGTTTTCATGAGATAGCCATTCGCCGGAATGATGTCAACGTGTGAGTATTCCGTCGGGCGAATCAAATCACCCGTTTTGTATGTACCGCCGACACATTCATGTTTTTCAAGCAGCTCACTCATTCCGATTCCGTCCGGTTCAAATACCCCGAACGTCTTTGATGTATCGCCCTGCGGGTCTCCGTCTAACACAAGCACTCTCTTTCCCTGCTCCTCGCCTAACATATAGGCGATTGAATCGGATGTCGTCGTTTTCCCGATTCCTCCCTTTGGTGACATTACTGCAATAATTCTCATGTTGTTTCCTCCTGTTATCCTGTTATATTTTTTAGTCCATAAATTCGGACGCTATATCGACCGCAACTGCTGCCGCGAATAAAATCACCGCAAGAAATACCATCGCAAGCATGACAACCGCTGCAATACCTAACGCAATCAATACTTTCATCGCTTTTCTCCTCAATTCTTGATTTTCCCATCCTTGAGGATGCTGTTGTTCGGGATGTTCATGTTCAGATTTCTCTCCATGTGTACCGCATCCGACAAATTCAGATATTCCTCAATGACCTTGATTGCCTCCTCTGCCGAATAGCAGGTTGCAACAAAATGTCCGGCTGCTGCCATATCCGCAAGGAACTCTTTTTGTGTGTCCTGCTGCCTGTTATTCCCGAATTTCATTTCTACAAATAACCCGCAGTATGAGCCTTTCGGGTACGGGAGGCACAAATCAGAAACGCCCGCCTTGACACCCATCTGTTTGAATTTGACTGCCTCCTGTTTGTTTCGACTGCCTCCGTTTGGCACATGGAACAACCACTTTAATTCCGGATAACGGTTCATGTTCCATCCCGCCCATGACACGACGTTGATTTGCTCCGTGTCCTCACTTCTCTTTGCATATCTCATGTTCATTCGCTTTCGCCTCCTCTTTGCACATGTCATAATATTCGCAGAACAGACATACATGTTTGCAGTCCTTGACCTTGAGCATGTGTCTGATTCTTTCAATGATTTCTCCTGCCCTCACCTGTCCTGCTCCTCCATTTCTAAAATCATATAGGCATGAATAAAAATGGTTTTCTTTTTCCTGCCGAACTCGTCACGCCCTCCGGACTGTTCCTGCATCCCTGTAATGCTTTTCTTTGCCTCCCACCATCGGCGGGTCTTTCCCTCTCTCGGAATCGGCTTGAAATACACCTTGACCGTGCTTTTCGTGATTGCAAACTGTTCTTTGCTGATTTGCAGGATGTCATCGAATCCCGCTGCCTTGACTGCTGCCTCGGCTTTTCTGAAATACCTGTCTTTTGATTCCGGTCGCCAGTCAAAACTCATTTCCCGACCACCTCCTCAATCTCTTTCATTCTCTGCATGATTGCACTGTTGTATGAATAGACATACACGCCATTGCTCCACAAATGTTCCCTCGCACCCTTTTCACCGTAGTTGTACGCTGCAAGTGCATCCTGCACCGTGCCGTATTTCTTGAGTAGGTACGACAGGAAATCAATCCCGACCCTCACATTTTGATATGGGTTCATGAGGTCGGTGCAGTTCAACCGTTTCATCCGGTCAGTATGCCATTTCTCATATATCTGCATATATCCCTTTGACTGCCCGCCGTCTCCGACCTTGTCAAATTCATATCCGGATTCGTGCTCAATGATTGCCAGTACAAGGGCATAGGGAACGTCATTTTGCTTGCATAGACATCTTGTGTATATCTGCATTTTCTCCGGAAAATAGCCTTTATCCGCATACTGTTCCGGTAACTTATAAAGCACGAATCCCTCAAGGTCATCGCTCCCCCAGTCCTCGGACATACCATCGAAAACCTTGTATTTGCTTTCGGTCTCCTCTGCTGTCTGCACGATTGTTTCCGGATTCTGTACCACTTCCGCATGTGTCGTCTCCGGCTGCTCCTCCTCGGTCTGCTCCGGCTCTTTGATATTCACTATCATCAAGCACAACACCGTCATCAATACCGCAATCATTGTCAAATGGAACGCATCACGTCGTCCTGCATGTCTTGCCCGTCTTTTCCGTCTTTTCACTTTGTAGCCTCCTTTTCCTCATTCGTGCATGTATGTAAAACATGCAGTTAAAATCGTTATAGTACACATTTGCGTTCGTGAAATCCATGTCCGGATACCACTTTTTTAATATCTCCGGTATTGAATCCCTGTCTTTGACCATACCGTCAACAAATGACCCTATTTTTTTATAGCTGCCTCCTGCTGCCGGACGTTTGGAGTGTACGACCTTGATTCGTGGGTCTCTCAATCCCTGCGAACTGTTCCATCTCTTTTCCGACGGAACACGGTTCTTTTCTTCAACGATGTAATTCGCCATACCGGACAAACCGTTTTCGTCTGTCTGCAACCTGCGAACCTCATTCCTGCTTGACTGTTTCCAACAGGATTCAACCGTCTCCATGTCTAAAGCACCATCCATGACGATGTGATGATGCCATCTGATTTCCGCATCCGGATTGTATGCGGTCACATAGACATATTTTGCGTTCGGGAGACCTCTCTTTTTCCTCTGATAGTTGATGCGTCGGATGTACTTTTGCACATTCTTGATTGCTGCATCAACATCCCCATCCGGCGGGAGGTGTGCGTCATCATAGGTCAATGTCATCCAAATATCACGGTCGCTGAAATTCTCGTTGATTAACCTCTCAACGTATTTCCTTGCGTTCTTGTCATTCAGATTCTTTTGAGCCTTGTTGTTGTCTTTCTTGATTGTCCTCCCCTCCGGAGGTACTTCATCCATACTCCGGAACTGCGGATATATCTCAATTTCAAACTGGTCTCCTGCTGTTATCTCTTTGAGTGCATATATCACTTTCTTTCGATGTTGGAACAGGTTCTCAATGAACCATTCATGCATGTCCTCCATCGCTTTGTTATATGCTGCCTCATAATCATACGGGATAAACTGCATCCCTCTTTTTCTTGCCATCTGACACAATCCTCCTGTTATGTTTTCGTAGACTTGTTAGTATCTATTACAAGGACGACAAAACCTCCGAAAACCCTTTGTTTTCCCGACCTTTCCGGTCGTTTTTGAGTTGCTTTTTCGTGTCAGATTTGATATAATATTCTTAGTTTGAAACATATCAATCGACACCGATTGACACACGGATGACCGTTCGCAGCGGTCATCCGTTTTTTGTCTTTATGCTGCTTTTTCTTTCTTTGAGACGCTCACGGTGATTTTCACCTGCTCACGTTCAGAAATGATTCTCGCTAATGTCTCATAAAATTTCTTGATGTTCTGTTCACTCACCTGCTGCACCTCCAATCTATTAAAAAGGCTCTTGCCTGTTGTTTTCGTGTTCGGTTAGGCGGTCGTTGCAACCGCCTCTTTCTGTTCCCATCTGCGACGCTCCTCGACTTTTCCTGCTGCCTTGCCCTCTGCGTATGCAGACATGACCATGATTGCCATTGATTTTCCCTCAAGGTCAGAAATATTCATGAATCTTTCTGCCATGTTCTCGATTGCCGTCTTTTTCTCGTTTCTCGTCATGATTCAACACCTCCTCTGTTGATAGTGTTTTATGTGATTTCCTGCACTGGTGGTTCTCTCGGTCTCTGCATCCCGTCCACCTGCTTTCCGGCTATGTCTACCGTGTTATGACTTTTCACCTTAAAAAATCATTGAAAACCTGTTGACCAACCGTGAACCTTTTAGCAAGTCCACCCGCTGCCATGTTTCCCACGGTATCGCTGACGCTGTCTCTCGGCTTGCCATCGTCAGAGCGTCGGTCGCCATCCGGACGCTGACGGGGCGACTGTTGCCCCGTTTCGGCTTTAATAAAATGAATCTCTCTGCATTTCGTCGTCGACTTCTTTCGGTATCGGAATCGGTTCAAAATCATCGTTTTTTCCATCCCAATAATCAAATAACTCTTGTATGTACTGATTCAACTCCTCTACTCTGCTCATTTCCGTTCCTCCTGTTCTTGCTTGTCCTGTTGCATCTCCTGCCATATAATAAATGTGCGACCATTCCAAAATGACAGGAGGTGACAACATGGCGGTTCATCATGACACTTTCAAAAGTGCGATTGCAAGTGCGTTTGAAAATAGCGACATCAAATTTTCAAAAGTTTCTGATTTATCAAAAGAAGAATTTGAACGTCTTCTCGCATCAGCTATCAAGGCATGTGTTGAAACACAAGATTTTGCACAACACATTCGCACTTTGAAATGATTTTCTCGGAGGAGTGTTTCACCACTCCTCCACAATCTTTCCTATTTCTTCCGCTGCCTTTTTGACAACCTCTGAAATCTGCTTGATTTGCTCCGGTTCGGGGTCTCCCTCGAATTCCGCTCTCACTCTAATCTCTTGGTGTTCGGAAACCTCCGTTTTGTAGAAAATGAGTTTTTCAATCGCCCCAGTTCCCCGTGTTCTTACGTTTGAAATTTCATGTTTTGGCATTTCTTTTCACCTCCCTGTTGTTCTCTTTGCGTACATCATATTCCTATTTCAGAACTTTGTCAATACACTTTTTCCTTTTTGCGAACTTTTTTATTGATTTTTGTTTCGTTGGGTGTTATGCTTTAGAAAACAGAGGAGGTGATTCAGTATGACGCAAGGCGAACGTGTCAAAGAATTAAGAAAGACTTTATCCCTTACCCTTGAGAAATTCGGTCAGCGTATAGGTGTTGGAAAGTCGACTGTATCTGATTTAGAAAACGGTCGCAGGTCTTTCTCCGAACACATGACAAAATCTATCTGCCGTGAGTTCAGTGTTGATTATATGTGGTTGACCACTGGTGAGGGAGAAATGTTCATCGACAGCGACGATGATTTCATCGAACGCATTGACCGCATCATGGCGGGTGAGGACGAGGCACGAAAAAACCTTTTCAAATTCATGCTTGAGTTGAGCGACGAGGACATCGCTGCACTCGACCGCTTAATGAAAAAAGCGATTGAGTTCACACAAAATAATAAAGAAAAAGACTGA